TGACAGCAGAGCCCGAGCCCAAGGTTGAACCTGAAGGGGAGCGCAAGCTTACTCCGACACCGGAGCCTGAGCCAGAACTGAAGCAGGAGCGCCTTCGCGAACCCTCTCCGGTGCCGTCCAAGAAAGTCATGTTTGAACCCGAAGCAACTAACGATGTTGTAGACGTCCCGGTACTCCCACGGGCGGAAAGCCACGAGGTCGTGGATCTTGGAGGAGTTATCGTTCAGGAACAGAAAGATGAAATCCGTAACCCCGTAACCCTGCAGATCAGTGCCGACGACCTTGCAGAGATTCAGTCAATACTAGCCGAAAAGAAGAAGGTACATGCTGTGGTCTAACTAAAAAATGCCTCGCTTCGTGAGAAGGCAGAATAAACCGAAAAAGCAAAATTATCAGGGGCTTTCACATTCTGCTGGAAAATCGCCATGAGAACTCCAGCCACATCTGTGCTCACATGCGTAAGACTTGGGTATGTGTGCATAACGTTCCTGATATTTTTGATCCAGAGGAGATGTTTCAGGTGTGCTGGGGTTGGTTTCATGGCCGCCGTCAGACGCATATCTTCCATGAGCGCACTGACAAACAGTGATAACTGGGGGTAACTGAACGAGATGAAGTTTTCATGATGAACGTCGAACCCACACTCACGAATCAGCTGAGCGATACGCAACCATCGCCCATCTCTCCGCTCGGTGGATGTCATGGGTGCCGGCTGTCCTTCATGGTACATCGGTCTCCCCGAGAGTCGTCGCCACTCACAAAGTTTCCTGAACCTCCGTAGATCTTCTACGGGGATGGGCGTACGTGTCCATGGATTCTGTATTTCCAACTCCTTCTGCGCCCACTGAATCATTGTGCGCTGATCGAACCAAAAGACCTTCCCTGACTCCACGATGGAAAAGTAGTCAAACGGATGAACCTCCGTCTTGCAATCGAGAGTACTTACATCGTCATCATTGTTGCAGAGAGATCTCCGTAGAACCCCAGGTCCCGCGAGTTTTAGGGGGATGCGTACGCTATACCCTCTCCACGCTGCCTGGAATCTCCGAACACACAAGAGTGCCCCCGGAAACTGGGTGATCCACATGCGCGTATGACGAGTCTTCAGATGGCGTCTGCAGCACGAAAACCCGGGGACAGAGCGTATGCCACACCGTTCCCACGATTGTTGATTTTTACATGCAAAACAGTGCATCCCACTTATCTATTACTTTCAATCATGGTTTAAATACGCCTCCGCACTTGAACCAATTCCGTGCGACAAAAACGGATCGCCCGTCAGCCAGGGTAGTCTAACAGCACAAACCAACACATACAACATGGCAGCACCCGCAGTCGTTAGCGTCTCTAAGATCTCCGCATCCGATATTCAGTTCGCTGACCCCAGGATCAACAAGCAGGGAGGCAAGTCAATCGCATTCAAGTACCGTAGCCAGAATGTCCAGTTCCGTTTCCCTCTCCTCGGCTTCCCTGGCGGGGTGCTGATGAAGGAGAACGAGAACAAGGATGGGAGCACCTCAACCTCTTACACGATGTCGGCGTCGCTGCAGGGATGCGACCCCTACGGTCGCGACGCTGCAACGGGCACGGACGAGGTGTCCAAGTCCTACAACTTCCTCCGCGATTTCCAGGAGTCGGTCATCCAGGCTGCGGTCGCAAACTCTGGCAAGTGGTTCGGCAAGCCGCGCGGTGAGGAGTCCATCCGCGACTCGTTCAACAAGTTCCTGAGCGTGTCGGTCGATAAGACCAACGACGGCTGGGTCCCGAACGGCAAGTATCCTCCGTCGCTACGCTTCAAGCTGCCCGTCTATGACGGCAAGGTCAGCATGGACGTGATCGACTCGGAGGACAACACGATTGCTCTGGCGCCGACGGAGCTCCAGGGCGCTCTGCCGAAGGGCAGCCAGGCGAAGATCATCGCCCAGGGCAGCATCTACATCATCGGCCAGGGCTTCGGTCTGACGTGGCGTCCGTCCATGATGCAGGTGTTCAAGCGCCAGCGCAAGACGGCACGCGAGTACTTCAAGGAGGATCAGGAGGACGGCGAGGAGGTCGTTCCGGTTCCTTCGGGCGGTGCCAAGGCCGCGTTCGCCGAGGAGGAGGATGCTGAGGAGACGGAGGGCGTTGATGAGTCGGAGGCTCCCGCGCCTACGCCTACGCCTACGCCGACGGCCTCGCTGCCAGTCGTAGAGGCGCCGTCGTCAGCTGCCAAGAAGCCCGCGGTGCGTCGCAAGGTCGCGTAAGCACGCGTATCAGAAGGCGGGACATAGATAACGCCATCATCATCTACAAAAATTGTTGAGAAGACATCGAACTTCGGTGTCTTTTTCACTTGCGTGCATCCCAGGTGACCCTTCCCGCCACATCGCACGCAAAGGTCATCTACCGGAACATGTCCCTTCGTGATATCTGCAGGGGTCACAATCGTTAGAGACGTCCGCGCCTTGATATCTCGAACTGTATCCCAGCCATTTTTCATGCAGTCTTCATAGGCCGCTTCAGTCATGATATTCCACAGAGTCTTGTCTGCGCTCACCCAGTCTTCCTGAAACAAGGTCGCCCACGCATTGTCACGAAACCAGTAGCACATATAATCCTCCTCGGAGGTGTGCTCAACAAGTCCTACGCGCTTGTAATCGTCATACAGCCAATACACTTGCAGTTCGCTGGTAGAAAAGGTCGGATCTAGGTTGCCACGAAATACGGAACGACCGTCGTATTCATATTCAGAGACATCGGAGCCCAGATCAAATTCGGTAATATCTTCATCAACGGGATAGAGGGTTCCGCTGGCTGAAATCATTACTGAGTAGAAATAAGATATGCGGTCAAATAACCCGCGCCTACTTCCAAGAGCTTCACAGCCGTATGTTCAACAGAGTTTCCAGGTCGTATTTCACCTTGGAATCCAAAAAACCGAACCCCGAGAACATATTGTAGGGCATGGTAGGCTACAATAGGAACCAGTAGAATAGGGTAGAGATAGGCTACAACACCCGATAACACGTGAAGAATCACGTAGATCGGATCCTTGTACCAGATCTTCATCATTATGTAAAGCTCACAACAATCTTGACGTCGTGTTTCTTCAGCGACTTGGTTGCAGAGTGGGATAGCTCGTGGCGCTTCTTGCGGGTGTGCTCCGTCTCCTTTTTCACATCTCCGGTCGTCGTCATACGCGTCTCCATATCCGCATGGATATCGTCACGATGGGTGAAAAGGTAATCAATGATCCCGTCCTCGATTGCCCAGGCAAAGAAGTTCAGCTGGCCGACGGTGGTGGAGATGCCGCGGAAGTCCAGGCGCTGCCACCGGCAGAAGGGGTCAAACATCTTTTTGCTGTAGGCTTTTAGATGCGACTTGTATGCCAGATACACAATGACGTGGCGATCGTTGTGCATGTAGGACACATTGTTCTTCTTGGCAAAATTGGTCACAAACCAGTCCAGAATACGTAGAGAGACGTTGGACTTACCACCAAGGATGTTCTGTAGGAGTTCCGTGCGTTCTGGGGTATAGAAGGATTCAAGACGATGAAGGACCCAACCCTCCTGTGTAGAGATTTCGGTTGTAGTTGTCATTATCTAACTGGATCTCCTTTTCTGTAAGGGCTTTCGTGGTAAAACGGACTAACTTTAACGGAACTAGTCCTATAGAACAATGGAAGTGTTTGAGCTGCCCTTAGATGCCTGTACGCACCTCACACACCGAATCAAGGCCATTTGCCGGGATCGTGGATACGACTACCGGAATTATAAAGCGCAGGTACATCGACTTCTGGCGACCGACCTGGGTAAGGTGTGGGCCCGCCGGCGTTCAATTTACCGCGTTCTACGAGACTACGGAAAGGCCGATCAGCGGACGGATGCCTGGCACGCCAAGCGGTCCGAGATGATTACGGCATCTGAGGTGACGAAAGCATTTGCAGCGGCTACTCCTTCTGGAAAGCGCGAGCTTCTTCTCAGAAAGCTGGAAGGACCCAAGGTAGAGGGTGGAGGCCCGATTGGCGCATGTCTGTGGGGCACGCAGTTTGAACCTCTGGCCAAGAAGATCTATGGGGATATGCAGGGTGGAGCGGAGATCGTAGATACCTCCTGTGTCCAGCATCCAGTCCATAGGTTCCTGGGAGCATCGCCCGACGGGATTGTCCTGACCAAGGATCCTCTGGATTACCGTTGGGGCAAGTTGGTAGAATTCAAGTGTCCCATCAGCCGTCCTTTCACCCAGACCAGTCCTATCCCTGATGCCTACTACCATCAAATGCAGATGCAGATGGAGTGCTGCAACGTGGATGAGTGCGATTACGTGGAGATGCAGTTCAAGACAGTCCCAAAGGCAGCCTGGAACGACTCGGAGTCGCCCTACAAGGGTGTGATGGCGGTCTATGACAACGGGACGATTGAACATATGGACGAGGAGGCGGACTTCGTGAGCTGGAAGAGTTCTCTTGCGGCTGACGAGTTCAGGGTGATGTTCTGGATTCTCAACAATATCCGTATCGACAACGTCCCTCGTGATCCTCTGTGGATGAAGACGCATCTGGACGAACTAAAAGCGTTCTGGGCGATCGTGGAAGAGTGCAGGAAAGACCCTAGTAAAATAGACCAGTATGCCCCTCCCACTGCCCCACGCGATGCCCCGTCGGTGACCCCCGAGGCGGCTCGTGAGCATCTGGCGCGCGGAGATGGTTTGTCTCCTGCGCGTACGACGACTCTGCGCCTGCAGTTGTCCGATTATACTGAGACCGATCAATGAACTCGGGGACTCCAAAGTGTTCTGTTCCTCGTGACGCAAACAGAACGCCAGCGACCACAAGGGCGGCAATTGCGACCATCAAGATACTGCTGTTTTTCATATTATTTAAAACGGATGAAAAGAAAGATAGATAAGAATAACATCATACACAATGGAGACGCTCAAACTCATGCTGTCTCAACGCGGTGTCCCCGTAACCAACGTCGAGACGCTCACGGTCGAGTTCCCAGGGACGGTGACCAAGATTGGCGATATCATCGTCTTCAAGAGCACTCGCCAGCGTATCAGTGAGAAGGATGTCATGACACTCGTGGGGCTAACGCAGGAACATGGGGGAAAGACGGGAATTGTGATCGTTCCTATCCCGCCATCTGAGACGATTCTGTATGCCGTGTCGCAGCAGAGTCATATTCTGCAGATCTTCCACGAGAGTCAGCTGATTGATATCTCCCGGCACCGGGCTGTTCCTCCACACCGAATTCTCACGCAGGATGAAGTGAAGGCTTTCCTGGCCAAGTACAACATCTCCACGGATAAGATTGTTGAGGCTATGCAGAAGGATCATATTCAGCTGAATGCGGAGACATCAGTCCTTCAGCAGATTGCCATGAAGTACAAGGAGTATTTCCCGATGCCCCAGATCTGGTCGCAGGATGCCATGGCGCGGTGGGTGGGTGCTAAGCCCGGCGATATAGTCGAGATCCTTCGCAAGAGCATCACCGCTGGCGGTACGCCTTACTACCGATTTTGTGTAGCCAGTGTATAATAATGGAGCAGTTCAATAAGCTTCTCGAAGAATACAAGGGTAATTACATTCAATTTTTAGCTACTGGAAGTGCGGAATACCAACGTGCCTACAAGAAGGCACAGGATTTTATAGAAAAAGCTCTGTCTCAGAAGCGTGGGACAGTAGAAAAGGAGGCAGAGGATATGCAGCACTTTACTCAGTCGTTTAAGGAAGACAATAGCGCGCTGTCATCTATGTACGATATGGGTACCGATATGTACAAAGACGCAGATAAGGTGCAGGATCAGTTTGAAGCATCCAAGACTCGCTACGATATGATTAACACTATCGGAGACAAGGGCAATAAGATCAATGTAGCACTGGGGTATGCGATCGTCTGGCGCGTTGCCGTTGTGATTCTCCTGATACCCGTGCTTGTTCTGGTTGGATATTACTGGACTCAGTCGTCGGCGGTGTTTGCCTACGGTGTATCACCGACTACCGCCTACGTCCCCCGATTGTAGCAGGGGCTGGAGCAAAGAGTGACGGGGCAGGAGACGCAAACATACGATAGACAAATAGGACGAACACGACAAGGAGGAGAATGAGTGCGCCGGCAATCAGTCCAAAATAGGTCATCTTATTGGTAAAAGTCGTATTCTCCAGTGTCTCCTTGAGACCCTTGAGTTTTGTTGTCTCGTCGCGAAGCGATCTGAGCTCTCCAAGCTGCTTCTTGTAGAGTTGAAGATCGTTCTTGAGATCGCGGATCTTGTACTTGGAAAACGTATTAAGCTCGCGGTTCCCATCCGTCCAAATACGAAGTAGGCGATTGACTGCCGCTGATAGCCGCTGG